GTCTGTTTCCGGTCGGAATACCACTGATGCTTTCCCTTCTGCTTCCATCCGAACAGGCAGGGCTCATGAATCCACTGGTAGGGGCTCCGGCCCAGGACCAGGCTGTTCTTTTTCCAGATGCAGCATCCGGAGAGATAGAAGCCTGCGTCCTTGAACGCCTTACGGAAGTTCAGTCCTTCCGTGTCCGCATGCCAGACGTAGATGCTGCCGTCGTCAGCGAGGTTTGCATGCATACAGCGATAGGCGGAGAGCAGGAAGTTATAAAACTCCTGATCGCCCATGTTGTCGTTCATGATCTTGCCAGCGGTCTCTTCCACATCCACGTTGTAGGGCGGGTCCGTCAGAACCAGGTTGGCCTTGTCGCCGTCCATCAGGCGGGTGTAGATTTCCTCGCCGGTGCTGTCGCCGCAAATGGCCCGGTGCTTTCCGATCAGCCACAGGTCGCCCAGCTGACTGAACACCGGCTGCTGGAGTTCGGAGTCTACATCGAAATCATCCTCGTGGACCTGCTTGTCATGGAGCTTGTTGAACAACGTATTGATCTCAGGCGGATCGAAGCCGGTCTTGCCCAGGTCAAAGTTGCTGTTCTGAATATCCTCCAGAAGCTCCGCCAACAGCGTATCGTCCCAGGCACCGGTGATCTTGTTGAGCGCAATATTCAGCGCCTTCTCCCGTACCTTATCGATATCGACAACGGCGCAGGGCACTTCGGTGTAGCCAAGGTCAATAGCCACCGTCAAGCGCTGGTGGCCACCGATGATCGTCATGTCGGAGTTTACGACCAGCGGATCGGCAAAGCCGAACTCCTCGATGCTGTTCTTGATTTTCTCGTACTCTTTATCCCCAGCTTTAAGCTTTTTGCGGGGATTATATTCTGCCGGTTTGAGTACCGATACCGGCAGGACTTTCAGCTCAGCAGTCTTCTGCATCGTTCCCTCCATCTTTTTCTCAGCTATAAAAGCGCATGACCTCAAACAGCGGAATAAAGAAAGAGCCGAGCGTAAAGCCCAGCTCCGTGTCTCCGGTGACTTCCATGTATTCCTCTGTCATATCACACCACTCAGGATTCTCTCCGTTGATGCTTGCGAGGATCTTATCCTCCGCATAATCGATGGCGTGTACCAGTACCGCTCCCGTATTGCAGAGAGGATACACACCGATGACCGTCTTGAGGTCAACGACCTTTGCTGCCGTCATGTTTCTTCTCCTTGCGCTCCTCCCGCTCTTCGATCCACCGGATGATGAAATCTGTCAGGTGGTTCAGTGCCGCAATCGACCAGTAGCAGATCATCCCCACGGTCGTTCTGGCACCGGTCGCAAGGCTCACGATAATCAGCGCCGCCTCGATGGCGAGGATCAGGCTCTGCAGTGTTTTTCGATTCATGATTCTTTCTCCCTCAAATCAATGATCCGCTGATTACGGCTGCCTCGAAAGGCAAGCCCGGCATCCTTCTGCTCCGGAAGGAAGGGACCGTCCACCAGTACATCCACCAGTGTCAGGATCTCATCGCTTCGGAGCTTCTCATAGGTGTAGCCGGAATACAGCCAGATATCCTTTTCCGGCAGTTCTTCGCGTACTCGTTTGAGAAATGGAATCAGCACAGCTGCGTTCTCTTCCTCGGTCGGCTCTCCGCCGAGAATGGAAAGGCCCTGAATCCACGAAGGACGCAGGGCCTCAATGATCTCATCTTCTGTTTCTCTAGTGAACAGCTTCCCATAGGAGAAATCCCAGGTCTCCGGATTGAAGCACCCTTTGCAGTGGTTTCGACATCCGGAGACAAACAAGGACACCCGGACGCCGGGACCATTGGCGATGTCTGCTTTCTTGATGCCCGCGTAGTTCATGGTCACTCGGCGGTCCCGTTTTCGCTCACCGGCGCGGTACAGAAATGAATCCAGCGAGTCTCATCCCGGAACACCTCACGGGCGATATCCTGTGCGAGGCCGGACCAGTTGCCGTTGTAGTCATAGAGATCATCATCGAAGAACTGGATGATCTCCGGCTGGAAACGGACAAAGCCATGCTGGGTTCCCGTATGATCCTGGGCCAACCGCACATCCTTCACGATGGGGTTCCCTTTGAAGATGGTCTCATACAGCGCCACCACATCGGCTGTTCCATTCTCGTTCTCCTCGTCGTACAGGTTGATTGCCAGCGTCACATTGCCGAACTGCACACACTTGGGAAAGACGCGGTCCAGCGCCAGAAACTTCTCATGATCCCTGACCTCGATATCGAAAAGATAATCCGCACTGCCGTCCTCCGGCTCGACAATCTCCCCGACGCTGATGGCGGGATCACGCTCGAACAGCGCCTTCACTTTCTTCTGGTAGGTGTACCAGGGAGCTTCCAGTCTCAGTTTCTTCATAGGTGTTATCCTCCTCATTTTGATTCTTTGGATCACCGCTGCTGCAAGATTACAGATGCAAAACACGCTCGGCGATCTCCTGCGTCCTGCCCTGATTGAAATAATTGGTGCCCAGGTATCCGCACACCCGCCGACACACATTCATCCGCTTCTCGTCCCGGTTCCCGCAGTTCGGGCACTCCCAGATGAGCTTCCCGTCATCCTCCACGATCTTGATCTCACCATCGTAGCCGCAAACCTGACAGTAATCGCTTTTGGTGTTCAGTTCGGCATACATGATGTGATCGTAGATATATCGCATGACGGCCAGCACTGCAGGGATGTTATTCTGCATGTTGGGAACCTCCACGTAGGAGATCGCGCCGCCAGGGGAAAGTGCCTGGAACTCTGCTTCAAAGGAGAGCTTGGAGAAGGCATCAATGGGCTCGGTCACATGCACGTGATAGGAATTGGTGATGTAGTTCTTATCTGTCACATGTAGGATAATCCCGAAACGCTTCTGCAGGCACTTGGCGAACTTGTACGTGCTGGATTCCATGGGCGTACCATAGAGGCTGTAGCTGATATTCTCCGCCGCCCGCCACTGAGTGGTCTTCCCATTCAGAAACTTCATGACGGCGATGCCGAAGTCGTGACCGACAGGATCGGTGTGGCTGACGCCCTTCATCCGGTATACACACTCACAAAGCCCTGCGTATCCAAGGCTGATCGTAGAATAGTTATCGTAGAGCAGGCGGTCGATCTTCTCGCCCTTTTTCAGGCGGCTGATCGCACCATACTGCCAGAGGATCGGAGCGACGTCCGAGGGTGTACCCAGCAGGGTCTCATGCCGGATACGGAGTGCCTTATGGCAGAGCTCCGTCCGCTCCTCCATGAGCTGCCAGAACTTATCTTCGTCACCCTCCGCGCTGCAGGCCACGTCCACCAGGTTGATGGTCACCGCGCCCTGGTTGAAGCGGCCATAATATTTATGGCTGCCATCCGGGTTCATGCCCACCGTATCCGGTGTGAGGAACGCCCGGCAGCCCATGCAGGTGTACACATCGCCGTTCTTCAGCTTCTTCATGACCTTGGCGCTGATATAATCCGGCACCATCCGCTTTGCGGAGCACTTTGCCGCAAGCTCGGTCAGGTAGTAGTACGGCGCATCTTCGGTCATGTTATCCTCGTCCAGGACATAGATCAGCTTGGGGAATGCCGGGCTGACCCACACGCCGACTTCATTTTTGATGCCCTCATAGCGCTGCTTCAGCGTTTCCGCGATGATCAGCGCCAGATCATCCCGCGTCTGTCCAGGCTCCACCTCATCCAAATACATAAACACAGAGACGAAAGGCGTCTGCCCGTTGGTGGTAAGGAGCGTCTGGATCTGATACTGGATGGTCTGGATGCCGCGCTGCACCTCCCGGCGCACCCGCATCTCCGCCATGCGATTGACTTCATCTTCGGTGCAATCCCGGCCGATGGCCAGGAGTTCATCCTTGATCTCGCCCTTATATTTCTGGCGGGACACATCCACAAACGGCGCGAGGTGCGCCAGACTGATCGTCTGCCCACCGTAGGTATTTGAGGCCACCTGGGCAATAATCTGAGTGGCAATATTGCAGGCCGTGGAAAAGCTATGCGGCTTTTCAATCAGAGTGTCCGTGATGACCGTGCCGTTTTGCAGCATGTCCTCCAGATTGACCAGTTCACAGTTGCTGATCGGCCCGGACACATAGCCCATATCGTGAATGTGGATGATACCCTCGTCGTGGGCCTGAATCACATCTTCCGGGAAGATGTATCTCCGGCAGATATCCTCGGAAACTTCACTCGCCAGGTAATCCCGCATGGTGCTGTTGATGATCGGGTCCTTATTGGCGTTCTCCTGTTTGGCCAGTTCGTTATCGTGCCGCAGCAGCGACAGGATTTTGGCATCCGTACTGTTCCGCTTCCTGAGCAGTTCATGCCGCAACCGATAATCGCTGTAATGCCTGGCCAGCTTGTGCGCCTCGGCCTGATCCAGTTCATCGATCACCATGTCCTGGATTTCTTCGACGCTCACACTCCGGCCCAGCTCATCGCAGCGCCGTTCAATCCGGCCGACGATGAATTCCTTCTGCATATCATTGATCCGGTCTTCTTCTGCCACCGCGTCATTGGCAGCTTCAATGGCCCGGACGATTTTTCTATAATCGAAAGGGACTTCACTTCCGTCCCGCTTGATGATTTTCAACTGTAATCCTCCTCCATCTGCTTACATGCCTCCGCAAGCAGATCCAAACATGTCTTCTCCAAGTACTTTTGGCACTGGGCATCCAGGCACTTAAAAACGGCGTTCTGCTCTTCCTCAGTCAGGTCGATGCTGTATCGCTCCTCATCATCCGGAGAGTTGCTGTTCACAACCACGAACTCGATGCAGCTGTCCATGTGGTTTTCCGCGTACCCGTTGATCCCCACATAGAAATCGTACCAGCCGTCGTTATCACAGGTGTCGTCGGTGTACTCATCCATCGGATGCATCGGCGCAAAGCCCAGATCCTTCCGGATGCGATCCGCGATCTGGCTGAGGCCGTTTGTCGCCATGAGCTGGAACTCCACGGTTGGGAACCGGCAAGGGAAAGACACATTGCACTGGTCGCTGCCGTACAGGACGTCCGCGCCGAAGTCGATAAAGACCTCGTCCTTCACAAATCCTTCGAGCAGCGTCATGCCTGGCCTCCCTGCTGCTTGGCCTTCAGCTCTTCGATCTTCCGGTTCAGATACCACTGGGCTTTCTCCAGATCCTGTATCTCGGTGTCCTTGCTCTTCAGCCCGGCACGGCTGATATACTTGACCACGTTGCCGAGCAGGTAATCGAAGCCATGATCCAGTATGTATTCGATCACTTCGATCTTGGAGCTCGTGTAATGGCTCGGATGATTCACGGGATCATTGATCACCGCGTCCAGCATTTCTTCCAGGTTCTGTTTCTGATCCCTGATCACCACGTTTCTTCCTCCTCTTCCGCTTTCCGCATCCGGTAATATTTCGTGCGGCATTTACCGGAGCAGAAGCGTTTGGTTCTCCCTCGCTTCTTCCGGTCCAGCGTCTCGCCGCAGATGATGCATCGATTGTTTTGCTCATACCATATGGGCAGGTTCAACTTTACGAACACACCTGCACCGGCGAGGCCGTGGGTCTTGCAGTACAACTGCACCTGATTCCGATTGAGCCGCAGCTCCTTCGCGATCCGCTTGTAGCCCCAGCCCTTCAGCCGGAGGGAGCGGATCAACTCTTTCTGTTCTTGTTTCACACACGCGCTTCCCTCCGGTCGGCAAGGCCGCCTTTATACCCCTTTTTCCTGGAAAACCGTCCATTCTGTCACGGTTTCACGCCGTTTCCTATGCGATTTTGTGACGAAATGCAGCCAGGCCGCAGAACATCCGCCGAAAACGAAAAAGGCCCAGAATTACTGGGATTTTCAGCGTTTTTCGTGCCCCGCAGCCTGGCCGGTTTTGCAGGCGGATCGCCCCGGCAGGGGGTAGGCCCCTTGCAAATTCGCGGTTTTTAACGCGAGAGGGGGCGGCGGTCTTCTAAAAACTTCACCACAGAGAAGTGACCCACCCCCCAGGGGGCCTCACATCCGGTCGATGATGCGACCGATCAGGAGGATCACAGTAGCGAGCACCGCAAGAAACGAAATCGAAATCCAGATCGGACTCAAAACCCAGATCCAATTCCAATCAATCTGGCCGGTCAGCTTTAGCGCTATGAACAGCAGTGTCAACGCGTCCACAAAGCCGAGGCCTACGGTCTTTACTTCTTTGTCCTTCCGCATGAGCCTCTCCTCTTAGTAGTGATAGGAAGGGTTGTTGTCTTCCCTTCGTGTCTTGCTGCTGTGGTGCCTGTGGCAGAGGGGCTGCCAGTTGCCTTGGTCCCAGAAGAGCGTCTTGTCTCCTCTGTGTGGTATGACGTGGTCCACGTCGGTGGCCTTGACATACTTGCCTTCCTTCATGCACTCCACGCAGAAAGGGTGCGTCTCCAGGTAACGCTTGCGTGCCTTCTGCCATGCCCTGCCGTAGCCACGTGCACCAGCGCTTCGTACCTCCTCGGGATGGAGCGGCTTGTGTTTCTCACAGTACTTGGTGCCGTAAGGAACCAGCGCCGCACAGCCGGGATGGCGGCATGGGGTGTTTGGTCTATTCGGCATTTCATTCTCCTTCGTGAGAGGGGAATTGCTCTTCCCATTTCAGGGCTCGAAAACAACTCCCCTCATATACTGTCGTGGGAGAGGCCCAAAGTCAGGGTTGGTTTTGAAAAAAAATCAGATTTTTTTATTTCTCCCACGGAAGGCCCTTTTTCCCGAAATGCCCGTAGGCGCTAACCAGGTTATAATCAACGTCCAGGAGTTTCAGCGATTCGATGATTCCTTTCGGTGTCAGATCGTAGTTCTCCAGAACGTACTGCTCAATGAACCGCGTATCCTGATGCTCTGTACCGAAGGTGTCCACATAGACGCTGACCGGCTGAGCAACGCCAATCGCATACGCGATCTGCACCTCAGCCTTATCCGCGTATCCTGCCAGCACAATGTCCCTCGCGATCTTCCGCGCCATATAGGCACCGCTGCGATCTACCTTGCTGGGGTCCTTCCCGCTCATCGCACCGCCGCCAATATGCCCAACACCGCCGTAAGTATCGCAGGCAATCTTGCGTCCTGTCACACCGCAGTCTGCAAAGCTGCCGCCGATTACGAAACGGCCGGTCGGGTTGACCAGCTTTTCAAAGTCGGTATTCAGCCCATTCTCACAGGCGGCCAGAACCATGATACCCTCGACGATATGACGAAAATCCGAAGGTTCCACATCCGGGCTGTGCTGCACGGAACACAGGAACGTCTTGATCTTGCCGCTGTCGTAATCGAAGCTCACCTGCGCCTTGGCATCCGCCCGGAACATTCTGCTCGGATGGTTCTTCAGGATTTCCAGGAAGCGGGTTGCCACCACAAAGGGGATAGGCAAAAGCTCCGCCGTCTCATTGGTGGCGTAGCCGTACATCATGCCCTGGTCACCGGCACCGCCCTTATCCACACCGAGGGCGATATCCGGGCTCTGCTCTTTCACCAAGATGCCGATATCCGGTCCCGCATAGATGGGATCAAAGGTCATGCCGCCAATCCGGTCAAAACCGATCCGTTCAAACACCTCGTACACCAGTTTCTGGTAATCCGGCTTGTGCGTGCTGGTCAGCTCACCGGCGATGATGATGTGGTTATCCTTGATCAGGCACTCGATAGCGACTCGGCTCTTAGGGTCGTGCTGCAGGCAATCCGTCACAATCGCATCCGCGATCTGATCACAGATTTTATCGGGATGGCCATTGCTGACCTGCTCACATGTGATAATCTTGCTCATTTTCTCTTTCCTTTCCGCTGGATCTCTGCCAGCTCTCATTTTTTCTGATTCCGAAGATCTCTTGAACGGCTACCCACAGGATATCTCCAACCGAGAGATCCGGACAGTGTATCCATGTGATGGACACAATAAAAAAGCCGGACAGCAGAATGAAAACTGCCACCGGAATCATGATCAGAAGCACAATGATCATTCTGCTCTCCTTTCCGCTCATCTTGCCCACCTTTGCTTTTGCCTCCTGCGTCCATGCCCACGAAGTTGGCATCTTCAATGGTTGGCAGGTTGTTCTATTCTTCTTTTATTTTTTTCTTTATTCTTCTCTTTGTAAAAGTTGTAAAAGTTAAAAATATAATTCTATATAAAAGAAAATAAAAAGCAGAAAAAACGGAATTGAACTTTTACAACTTTTACCGGAGCACTATCGAAGTTCTCACCAAAGCAGCCTCGGCAGCTATAAAATGAGCTTCTGCGGCCTTCTATTGAACTCTGGAGTAGGCTCCCAAATCACATAGCCTTCCCCTCATCCGTCAACGGGACAAAAGCATCCTGGTCCTCGTCCTCCGCACCTACCTCTTCCTTCCTCAAACGCACTCCAATGATAAGCGGCGTCATGCTTCCGCCGCCCTTCGGTCTTCTCGTATCCACCATATACGCTTTCTCCATGGCGGCCCGGAAGTTCTTATAGTTGTCCGGGCGATAGTTCATCTCCTCACACCAGCGGGCATACACACGGTAGGCTGCTTTACAGGGCACCTGATACTTATCTCCGTCCTCATCCTTCCCCTCTTCCAGCCAGGAATCGATAAACTGACTGATACGGTCAGAGTCCTGCCGGTACTGAGCCGTTGCTGTTTTCACATCCTCAGGCGGCTCCAAGCCTTCCTCCTTGAACAGCCGATAGCCCTCTACCACCCAGTTGAGGATGCCGGAAAGCGCTGCCGGATCAGAGAGTGTTGTCTTCAGGCTCTTATCCTGTTCATGCTCTTCAAAATGCCGGTTAAACGGGATGATCAGCAAACGTCCGGACTCAAAGAGCGTCTGGTCCATCACATTGGGCAGATGGTTGGTGTCGATGAAGATCTTCGCCTGCAGCTGAAACTCGAACGAGTTTTCATGCAGGAAACGCGCCGTGATGCGGTTGTTTCCGGTCAGCTGTTTCGTAAGACTGGCGTTGATCGTCAGCTTCTGCTCCATCTCGGAAATACCGACAAACCGGGCACCGGCCAGACGCGCTACGTCCTCGGAAGGTGCACCATTGCTTGGGCCACGGAAGTTGGATGCCAGCATGTCCGGCTTTGCAGACCTGCCATACTCACCCATGAGACGCAGGATGGTTTCAATGGTGGTCGTCTTTCCGTTCCTGGTCGTCGGACCATACATGATGAACAGGCATTCGAGACTGGTGTCACCGGTCAGAGAATAGCCGACTGCCTTCTGGAGATACCTTCCAACCGCAGCCTTGCCCTGCATCACCTCATCCACGAACTGATCCCATCGCGGACACGTTGCCTCCGGATCATAGGTGATCGGGCTGATCTTCGTGATGAAATCACCCGGATCATGCGGCCGAAAGGACAGCGTATTCAGGTCCAGTGTTCCGTTGGCGCAGTTAAACAGATACTTGTTGGAATCGAAAAGCTCCATGCGCACCGGATAGACAGACTTGGCGTCCTCCACCATCGTCTTCCGGTTTTTTCGCAGCTGCAGCTTCTGGACCCGTTTGATATATCTGTTTCTGGTATCCTCATCTTTGATGCTCAATGCAAAGGTGTAAAGCTGGTCGGCCAGATTCTTCGCCAGCTCCGCCACGGCCAGCGCGTTCTCATCCGGCTGCCAGACCGTACCGTCGTAGACGTACCAGATATTCCGATCCGCGTTGAACCTGGCTATGGGCTTGAAGTAGTCGGCAAAAGCGTTCCCGATGCCAATCTCATCCCGCTGATATCTGGGATTCGTGTGCGGCTTCATCTCCTCCAGCGTCAGTGTGATGTGTTTCAGATCCGGATGAAAGGCAGCATGCTGTTCCTCCTCATCGAGATCGGCAAACTCCTCCTCCGGCGTCGCTGCATCTCGGAGCGGAACATAGATCGCACTGCTGGAGGCGATCGCATTTCGGATCGTGATCTGACCATATGTCGCATCGCCGGTCCGACGATCCCACTTTTCCCGCATAAGCCCAGAAGTCCGGAAAATGCGGTCAATCTGCTCCTCCACGTTTCCGCACCAGAACGCCAGGATCGATACCAGAGCCATATCCGCATCGGACTGGGAGTCGTAGCCCTCTTCCCAGTTTCCATCCATCAGCGCTTTGAACTTCTCCCTGGATTCTGATCTTGAAGCATGATCGATTACCTGCTCGTCCGTAAGGTAGGAACAGGCTTCTATACGATTTCCCTCCACACGGTTTGCCCGGCGCATAAAGGTATCCAGCGCATTCTGCAGCGCCTCGTCATTCCGGGTAACCGAACCCGAGCGATACACATCACCCGTCACCGTCACAAAGCGGTTTGTGGCTCCGGGCAGATAGACTTCCAGTCCGTGTTTCCGGTTGTTGATGTAGTACACGGTCTTATCGTAGGCGAAATCCGGCGAAAGACGGAAGAAGCCGCGCAGGCCGGTGCCAGAGGGAGATCGTTCAAAATAGGCATCCGGGAAAAAGGACATGATGGATGCCGCCACATCGTTCAGACTTCCGTCCTCCCGGATACAGTGGTCGATGTCAATCGCGCCGATGCCCTCAGACACCCGATACCCAATCCCGTCCCAGCCGCCCAGCGCATAGGTCTTCATGGCGGTTCCAAAGTCCGAAAACGTAGCCGGATCATTGGTCCTGGCCAGCGCACCGGTCTTCGGATTATAGGGAACCTTTGTCGGCTTCCCTTGTCGTTTCTCCATCTTCCACACGCAGAAGGAAGCATTGTTCTTCAACTCCTGCGGGATGTTTACAAAGTTTACCTTACTTGTGGTCATGCTCTCGCTCCTCTCGTATTACCGTATTCATTGCAGCAGATTCGTTTTCACAGGTTTGATCCTTGCTGGTTTCACCCGCATCAGGCTCATACCCTGCCAAGCCAAACTGTCTCTTAAGCGTCTGGTCAATCAGCTCTTCCATTGCTTTATCCGATACATGCCCGGCATAATGCTTCAGGACAGATTTGCTGATGGTCGTTACCTGCTCCACCAATACCATCGACGTTTCCAATGGTTGACGCATATCTCCGATGCTCTCTGGATCAATCTGTGTATGACACGGCAAATCCTGTCTCTTCAGATGCCTGGTCATAGGCAGCACGTTGATCGTGTCGGAGAACCGGTTCCCGATATCATTGGATATAATGAGCACCGGCCGACAGCCATCTTGTACGCTCGTGCCCGGATGAAACCCAAGATCCGCAAACCAGATGTCTCCACGCTTCGGCATCTTTGTGCCGGTGTTTACTGGGGTATTCACCGCCCGATCAGCTTTTCTATCATGGTCCGCTGAATACCGGACATATTTTCTTGGATTAAACCCCAGCCTGTCCCGGTACTCGCTTCTTTTTCGTTTGTTCTTACGTCCCATTTGACTTCCACCTCCAAGGACTGAATATGTAAAAAGCCGAGAGCCCTCGCTCCCGGCAACGCTGCGTTATAGTCTTGCTTTGACAGCTGCGATCAGCTTCTCCTGTGTGACATCTTTACTTGCCAGCGCTGACAGCACATCTTCATCCACGGTATTCTTCGTCACGATATGATGAATGGTGACCGTCTCCTTCTGCCCCTGACGCCACAGTCTGGCGTTCGTCTGCTGATACAGTTCCAGGCTCCAGGTAAGGCCAAACCAGATCAGAATATGCCCGCCGCTCTGGATGTTCAGGCCATGACCGGCCGATGCCGGATGGATCAGCGCAACTGGAATCTTGCCATCGTTCCAATCCTTGATATCCTTCGATTCCTTGATATCCCGTGGGCTGTAGCCGCACGCAGTCAGATGCTCCCAAATGCGCTGCCGGTCATGCTTGAACCAGTACGCAATGAGCACCGGCTGCCCGTTTGCGGATTCAATCAGATCTTCCAGCTTCTCCAGTTTCCGCTGATGGATCACACGGGTCTCGCCATTCTCATCATAGACAGCGCCGTTGCTCATCTGCAGAAGTTTATTTGACAGCGAGGCGGCATTCGCTGCGTCTATATCTCCGTCCTCCAAGGGAATGATGAGATCCTTTTTCAGCTGGTCATACAGCTTCCTCTCCTGACTATTCAGTTCCACTTCATGATTCACGTAGACACACTCTGGCATATCCAGATAGTCCAGCGCTTTCATGGAGATCGTCATATCCGAAATCTTCTCGTATATCTGTTCCTCCGCTCCTGGTCTTGGGACGTAAGAGAAAACCACCCCCGTGCTAGGATTCATGGAGCCTGCCTTAAAATAGGCATCCCGGAATCGGCCAATGAAACGGCCGAGCCGCTCGCCACCATCCAGGATGCCGATCTCGGCCCACAGGTCCATGAGGCCATTCGATGTTGGTGTGCCGGTCAGCCCGATCCAGCGTTTTACAAACGGCCTGACCTTCCGTAGATACTTAAAGCGCTGTGACTGATAGTTTTTGAAACCGCTCAGCTCATCAATCACAATACAGTCGAAGTCCCATCGCAGGCCGTTCTTCTCATAGTACTCTACAAGCCATTTCACGTTCTCGCGGTTGACTACATAGATCATGGCGTTGTGATTGATGGCTGCCGTCCGTTCCTTTGCCGTACCAATGATTACGGAAACATCCATCGCCGACAGATGGTCCCATTTCTCCACTTCTGATGGCCATGTATCACGGGCAACACGCAACGGAGCGATCACCAGAGTCTTAGATACCACCAGGTCGTCCAGCATCAGGTCACGGAGGGCTGACAGGGTGATAGCAGTTTTGCCTAACCCAAGCCCATGTCCAGGAACAGCGCTGAAACTGCATGGCTTCGGATATAGTCAATGCAGAATTGCTGATACGCATGCGGCACGAACTTCATCAGGCATCACCTCCATCCAAATCAAAAAAGCCCGCCAGCACGGACGGGTCTTCCATCTCCAACGTCTCTCCGTAATCATCGGGATCAGAGAGGTTGCCCTGATCCGAAGGCAGAGACGCCAACTCCAAATCCGGTATTCTCGCTCCAATCCCTTCAGGGAATGGTGTGCCCGGAACCCAGTCCAGGATCGCCTGAATACAAGGTTTTATCTGTGACAAGCGGTCTATACACAGGACCGGAAAACCCAGCTTCATCAGCTGATACCGACGCTTTCGCTGTAGTGGACGCAGCATCTTTCCGGGCGCTTTCAGTTCCACGAAGATGGTCTTTGCCGGGAAAAATAAAACCAGACGGTCGGGTAGTCCGTTGGCCGTCTGGCTTGTGAGCTTGTATGCTACGCCGCCCGCTGCCCGGACGGCTCTTACAAACTCGTTCTCTACGACATACTCCCTCATCGATTCCGTCCCTTCCACTCCGGGCACCAGTCCGATGTACGACGCTCTTTCCCACTGTACGGATACGGATTGCGGCAGATCCCATCGTTCATGAAACGACAGTTATCGCAGCACTGGTCGTACACATACAATTCTTCATCGGAATGATCGTATTCCTCATAGGAGCCGCGATGAGAACAGGCTTGTTCATGCTGACTGCTCATGCGTTGATCTCCTTCCACTGTGCTGCGGGCATGGTCGCCACCTGCCACCCGATGCCTTCCAACGCCGTCGCCCGGTCGTAGGATTCTACATCCTGGCTGGCCCGTGTGATGGCATTGGTCAGGCCATAAAGGGAGAGGTCCCCTCCCTGGATCAGGTAACTCAAAATACTGTTCTGTTCGCCCTGATTCAGATCAAATGCCTTTCCGGTCAACTCAATGACATCCTGCACGCGGCCTGTAATCTTCGCTTGCGTGGTCT